GTGAAGGTATTACATATGATGAAGCCTATGCAATAAATCGTAGAGCAATGGGATATGATGTATGACTAGAATATGTTGTAATAGGGATAGATGCCTTAATAATAAATATGGCATCTGTACTGCAGACACAATTGAATATGAGGGAATATGTCAAAGCTACATAACACAGAATGATGCAAGAAAAACAAATTGCGGATTATGTAGAAGGGCACATGGGAAGTTAAAGCGTAATAGCAATACGGTATTAAAGTAGAGGTGATGCAATGCTAAAAGCATGTAGCTATTGTGGAGGAATACATGAAGGAGAATGTCCACATAAGCCAAAGCGCAACTACAAGCAGGAGCATGCAAATGCATCTGATAGCAGAAGGAAAGAACGAAAGTTCAGAAGCAGTGTTGAATGGCAAGACTGCAGAAGACATATATTAGATCGTGATAAACATCTATGTAGATTATGCTTGCACGAAGATAATTATATTAGTGTAGGGCAACGCTTAGATGTACATCACATTGAACCATTACACGAAGCATGGAAGAAGCGTACAGATGAAAAGAACTTGATTACATTATGCAAGATGCATCACCACAAAGCAGACCATGGAGAATACAAGAGGGATTATTTGAAAAAAATAATTAGCACCCCCCCTACCATAAAATAATTTTTTGGCGAAAAAGTCCAAGACCGTACTGCTCACCACAATTTACACAATTTTCCCTAATGGGACATGCGTGCGCACGTGAATATATATTTATTTATATTGCGCCTATACAAGGATGCTGCAAGACAGAAGGAAGGAGGTGGACACATGAGAAAGGCTGTATCAGCAAGGACTACAAAGAAACATTTAACAAAGGCAGAAAAAGAAAAACGCATTGCTGTAGAAAATGCGTTCATTGATGATGCGGAAATAGAACCGCCAAGCTATATAACTAAAACACAATTAGAAGCATTTCATTTTATTGTGGATGCATTAAGGCAAGCTAAAGTATTAAGCCGATTAGATACACAAACAATTATTCAAGCTAGCGTAGCTATTGATATGTTACATACGGCAAATAAGCGTGTGGCCAAAAAGCCTACACTTGCAATTGATAGGGAGTTTGTGGCAACACAAGAAAAACTAGTAAGAACCTATTTAAAATTATGTGATGAATTGTGTCTATCTCCACAATCTAGGGCAAAGCTGGGTGTGCTTGTAGCTAATCAAAAAGAAGAAGAACAAGATCCATTGCTTAATGTATTGCAAGGGGGTAGTAGTTGATGAATAAGAAACATCCAGCCTACAAGTACGCAATGGATGTAGCAGAGGGTAAAGTCAATGCACCTAAATATGTAAAACTACAAGTAAAGGAATTTCTTACTATTGCTAATGGTAAAGATAGCCGTTACATGATTGATGATAACAAAGTGCATACCATAGGCGAATTACTGAAACTAATGGTAATGCCTAAAGGCTTAAAGGCTAACTCTACTGTGTATGATGCAATGGCTGGCTTTCAATGGTTATTCATCATAGCTATTCTGTGTACTGTAGAACGTGATAATAAAGATAAACGAAGATATGAAAACGCTATATTGGAAATATGCAGAAAGAACGGCAAGACATTCCTAATTGCTGTTCTTTTTATTTTGCTTTTCTTCATTGAACCTAAATTCTCTAAATTCTATTCGGTAGCACCAGATGGTTCACTATCTCGTGAGATTAAAACGGCTATTGAAGAGATAATCAGAAGTAGTCCAGCACTACTGGGGAAGATGAATGGCAAAGAAAAGTTTAAAATACTGCGTGATTATATCCACTGCAATATTACTGAAAATAGATATACACCTCTTAACTACTCAACAGGGCGGTTAGATGGTAAGCTGCCTAGTGTATTCCTTGTAGATGAAACTGGTGCATTGCCTAATACATACGCTATTGAAGCGATGAGGTCAGGGCAGTTGACTATCTTGAACAAGCTAGGCTTCATAATTTCGACTAAATATCCTACACTTAACAATCCATTTGAAGATGAAGTGGACTATGCTAAGCGTGTATTGAATGGTGCGGTAGATGATGATAAGGTATTCGCCTTGTTATATGAACCAGATGATACTAAAGGATGGGCCACAAATGATGAAGTACTAGAACAAAGTAACCCACTAGCAATTGAGATGGAAGAAATCATGGATGACTTGAAATCAAAACGGCAAGTAGCTATTGAGATTGAAAGCAAGCGTGAGAACTTTATAACAAAGCACTGCAATATCATTTATAGCGGTGCTGGTAGCGAAAGCTATGTGAATGTTGCCGATTTACAGAAAGGTGCTATAGATCATATCGACTGGAGCGGTAGAGAAGTATTCCTTGGTGTTGACTTGGCTATGACTACAGATAACTGTGCCGTATCTATGGTGGCCTTTGATGAAGAAACAGAAAAGGTTTATCTTGATGCGGTGGCATTTGTACCAGAAGATAGAATAGACGAGAAATCAAAATTGGAACGTATTCCATATCGTGATTATATCAACGCTGGCTATTGTCTAGCGTGTGGCAATCGTACTGTAGATTATGGTGCTATTGAACGCTACATAATGCAAATAGAAGCCAAATATGGGGTTACTGTGATGGGGATTGGCTATGATAGGTATAATGCCTTATCAACTGCTCAAAAGTTAGAAGATGCTGGATATACGATGGTTGAGATAAAACAACATTCTAGTGTGTTACATCCAGCGACTAAATGGCTTGCAGAATTAGTCGCCGATGGCAATCTTGTTTATGAAAAAGGTAACAAATTACTAGAAATCAACTTTGAAAATTCACGATGTGTGTACGATACCAACATGAATAGGTATGTAAACAAGAAAAAATCACGTGGAAAGGTTGATATGGTAGTAGCTGGTATCAATGCAATGTACCTATTGCATCAAAATTATATGCTTAATAGTACCCTTGATTGGGTAGTGCAAATGTAGAAAGGGGGTGAAATATTGGGATTAATTAAAAATTTCTTTGGGTTAGAGGTCAGAGAAGAAGCGGTAGTAAGTGAAAACTCATTCATTGATACGGCTGACGATGTGGACTTAGGACTTCCTAGCTTTGATGCATCTACAACAGTAACACGTAGGCAAGCATTAAGCGTGCCAGCGGTGGCAAGTGCATTATTTTTGATTAGTGGTATTATTGCTGGTATTCCTATCAAACTGTATAGGCGAGATGGTAACACTATTACAGAAATCACAGACGATGAACGTACAAAGCTATTGAACATTGAAACAAATTCAACGCTAGGTGCGTTTGAAACAAAGCAAGCCATGATTAATGATCTAATTATGGAAGGTGCCTGTTATTGTTACATTGGTAAAGATGGTAACAGTGCTACATCGTTACAATACTTGCCTAAATATCGTGTAAGCGTGCTAGATAACGGCAAACTAATTGATAGGACTGTGTTATTTCTAGTAGATGGGAACTACTACGATAACTTTAATATCATGCGTGCTGTTAGGAACAGCAACGATGGGGTGCATGGTAGAGGGTTATTAGACGATAACGCTACACAAATTTCTAGTATGTACAATGCGTTAGTGTATGAAAATGGTGTAATCAGTAAGGGTGTGCGTAAAGGCTTCCTTAAATCTGAGGGGAGATTGACAGTCAAAGCACTTAAAGCACTTAAAAGAGCATGGCGAATGATGACGGCTAAACTAGGTACTAGTGATGTAATTGTACTTAATAAGGGCATTACGTTTGAAAGTGCGGATAGTACTGCCGTAGAAAACCAGCTAAATGAAAGCAAGCAAACAAATGCTGACTTAATTTATAAATTGTTTGGTTTTACTGACAAAACATTTACAGATGAGAAAGCATTTAATATTTTTGTTAAAACTACGATTATGCCAATCGTAAATTGCTTTGTTGAAGCTATCAATCGTTCAATGTTGCTTGAAACTGAAAAAGGCAATCTGTATTTTAGCCTTGATATGAATGATCTATTAAAAGCAGATATGCTTACACGCTTTAATGCATACAAGACTGCATTGGATAGCAACTGGATTAACGTGGATGAAATTCGTCAACGTGAGGACTTATCCCCTATGGGTATCGATTTCGTAAGTATGAACCTTGCGAACGTATTCTATTATCCAGATACGAAGAAAGTGTACACACCGAATACTGGTGTACTTGGTGATTTAACTACACTAAAATCTGTGAAAGGGGGTGAGAATGATGAAAATTGAAGTCCGTAATGGTGCAGTTACGATTGAGGGTTATGTAAATGTTACAGAGCGTTTAAGTAAACCTATTCGTGATGTAAGGGGTAATTTTTTAGAAAAAGTACAAAGTGGTGCGTTCAATTCTGCATTACAACGTAATAATAATGTAGAGTTACGCTTCAACCACCGCAGAAAATTGGGAGACCAACAAGACGGCTCGCTTGAATTAAGAGAAGATAGCATTGGCTTATACGCAAAAGCTATTGTATCTGATGCGGAAGTAGTACAACTTGCAGAAAATAGACAACTTAAAGGCTGGTCTTTTGGTTTTAGAAAACTAGAAGATGCGTGGGATAAACAGGAAAATATGCCAGAAGTCCGCACGCTTAAAGCTATTGATGTAAGTGAAGTTAGTATTTTATCTGTGAACCCAGCATATATTGCAACATCTATCAATGTACGAGCAGATGAAGGTGAAGATTTACTTGAGTGTAGATCTAACGAAACTGCAACTGGTGCATTGGAATATGATATTGAAGAACGTAAGACTGATGATGAAGAAGAAACCAGCAATCAGAAATATCATGACATTTTGAATAAATTAAATGCTTAGCATCCACCATATGTGGGTGCTT